AGATAACAGAAAATGATTTTGACTACAAACTTAATAAGATTATTGACAAAGCTGATGCTTTGTATAAAGCCTCCGAGGGAACTTGGGAGAAGAAGATTTTGTTTGATAGATTATCACAATTGCGAAAGATGCGTGCAGAATTCATTTCTGTACGTGTCGATGGAAAATTACGCGAAGCGCCTTTCTCTGCTTATATCCAGGGAGCCTCAGGTGTAGGAAAATCTTCCGTATCGGCCATAGTCATGCGCGTCATTTTGTTAGCCAATGAATTTGATGCTAGTGATGAGCGTTTGATTACGCTCAATGAGGCCGATAAGTACATGTCTACTTATCGCTCCCACATCAATGGTATTTTCATTGACGACTTGGGTAATACCCAAGCTGCCTTTGTTGAAAAATCGCCAGTGGAGAAGATAATTGAGATTATTAACAATGTCCCCGCTTATGCCAATATGGCTGAAGCTGAATTAAAGGGGAAAGTTTCCATTGAGCCGAAGTGCGTAGTGGGGACTTCAAATGTTGATTTGGATAAAATTGCTAAGCAATATTCCAACATGGCATACTCCATTGTTAGACGATTTCACTTGCAGATGTACGTCGCTGTGAAGCCGAAGTTTGCCATGGAAGATGGTAGGCTCGATTCGACAAAGGTCCATGAATACTACCCTGATGGTATTCCACCAATCCCTGATTTATGGGATATTGAGGTTTTCGAACCTATGGACGATCGCGTGAATGGGTATAAAACTAGTTTAGGAGTACATCCTATTGAGACAGTTATCCAATTGTGCGCACAGCGGTCCCGCATCCACTTCAAGAATCAGCAGGATGTTGTTACATTCGCTTCCAACCTCGACGATAAGTTGAGAAGTTGCTCGCAGAAGGATTTATTTCTTCCCTCCTTACCGGAAGAAGAAGAAGATGAGGAACTAGATGAGCAAGTTTTGGAATATGCGACAGAAAACATTATGCATTTGGTCACGTCAATTCAAGCTTACGATTCACCCTGGCTATCCTGGACGAATTATTTGCCAAATTGGATGTTCGACAATTGCTACATCACTTTGCTCTTATTATATTGTCAAAGACATATTATTCGAGTAGAAATTTTTGAGTCTTTGCGAGCATGGTTGGGTGCCATAGCTATGAGTGTTTTTGTGGGGTACTGGAGTTTTTACTTTGCCCTAAGCGTTTTTTGTTGTATGACTTTTTTGTTCATGCGATCTTTGGTGCGCAAGAAAGGCGATATATTGCGGAGACTACGTGATAGTAACGGAGCGATGCCTTTCGTCTTTCGCTGTATAAGAGATAATCACGTGGCAGTAATTGCTTGCGCAGGTTCTCTTATTGGAGTGATGTACGTTGTCATGCGCACGTACAAAACCTCTCGATCCCTTCTTGAACAAGGAAGCCTACATCCGCGTGATGAAGAGGAGATTGATCAGCGTGACAAGGAAGTAAATCCATGGGGTTTTAGTTCGGTTGCTATTCCCCATTCCACCCAGCAAGCCGCGACCTGTAGTCATGAAGAAGTATGTTCTAATGTATTCAATAATTTGCATTATTGTACACTGGAAGATTCCACATCGCGAAGGTTTTGTGATGCCTTCTTTTGGAAATCTAATTTAGTTTTATTGCCAAAACATATGATTACAGAGGGAGAGGTGATTGCCACCTTCTCCCGAAAGTCCCTCGGGACTAATGGCGCGAGTTTCAGAGCTAATGTGAGCAGTAAGTTTACTTTTCCCATTCCTAACACTGATTTCTGTGCCATTTGGATTCCTAACACATGGAGTGTTAAGGATCTTTCCCCATATATTTCAGAAGATTTATATGGAAGAGCCACTCCGAGCACTCTTGTTTACAAGATGTCGGATGGTACACGAAAGGATTTCGTGACTCTGGCTTATCCTGGGAATGTAAGCACTAAGGTCGCTACTTTCCCCGGCTACAATTACACCCTTACCGAGCCAACTTTCAATGGATTGTGTATGGCTGCCCTGATTTCCAATACCGTTAGAAAACAGATTATTGGGTTCCATTTAGGTGGTCTGGGATGTAAAGGAGGCGCAGGAATTATCACACTCAAAATGTTGGATGAAGCTGAGGCGCACATCCGGCAGTGCGAAGGTGTTCTCGTGCCTAAAAGTCAGGGTACAGTGCTGAAAAATCAATATGGAGTTGATTTTTACCAAGGACCTCAGGTGCATGTTAAAAGCCCCACGCGTTACTTACCCGAAGATTCTAATATTGAAGTTTTTGGTAGTGTCATTGGTCGCGTTACAACATACTCCAATGTGGTTCCAACTATTATTTCCCCTATCGTGGAGGAAGTAACGGGTATCCCTCAGAAGTGGGGGAAGCCCAAGTTCAGTAATCCGTCATGGCGTCCCTGGCAAGCGTCGCTTGAGCATTCATGCAGACCGTCTATTGGTATGGAAGGTGATTTATTGTGTAAGGCTGTCCTGGATTACAAGCGTCCACTATTGCAACTTATAGCCTCGAGACCAGAAGTTAGAAATGATATCCGACCTTTGACAAGAATGCAAACTGTTTGCGGTATTGATGGAAAGCGCTTTATCGACAAAATGAAACCTTCCACATCCGTAGGTTTTCCTTTATCTGGACCAAAAAGTTTGTATCTTACAGAGTTGAATCCTGAAGATTACCCCGACTTTGCAAGTCCTCATGACCTCGACCCAATATTTTGGGATGAATTTGAGAAGATGAAGGTAGAATATTTGGCTGGGAGGCGCGCTTATCCCGTATTTAAAGCTGCGCTCAAAGACGAGCCTACTCCTCTCACTAAAGATAAAGTCAGAGTTTTCCAGGCTGCTCCGATAGCACTACAATTAGGTGTACGCAAATATTACTTGCCTATAGCCCGCATGTTGTCGCTGTTCCCGTTGCTCTCAGAGTGTGCGGTAGGAATTAACGCACAAGGGCCCGAATGGGATGAGTTGGCTAAACATGTCAAGAAGTACGGTGCAGACCGAATTTTGGCGGGAGATTACAGTAAATACGATTTACGTATGGCGTGTCAATTGATGTATGCAGCATTTCGAATTTTACACGATTTGGCAAGAGCCACCGGCAATTATACGAAGGAAGACCTTTCCGTGATGGAAGGTATTGCATCAGATATCTGCCAACCTTTGATGGCTTATAATGGTGACTATATTCAACATGTGGGCTCTAATCCTTCGGGACAGAATTTGACAGTTTACATTAACTCCATTGTCAATTCATTATTGTTCCGATGTGCGTATTTTGATATTTGCAAAGATCGCTCTTTACCGCCTTTCTCCCATGTTTGTTCTTTGATCACATATGGAGACGATGCGAAGAGTTCAGTACGGGAAGGATGGGATGAGTTTAATCATATCGCCGTTGCAAACTTTCTGGCTGCCCGCGACATGAAGTTTACCATGCCCGACAAGGAATCCGATCCGACTCCTTTTATGACAGACGAGTCGGCTGATTTGTTAAAGCGCAAGAACGTATTCAATGAGGAAACGGGCCTGATTTTCGGTGCTCTTGATGAAGACTCCATCTTCAAAAGCTTGCATGCGGTACTGCGATCCAAGGCTGTCACCAATGAAGAACAATGTATGTCTAATATTGATGGAGCACTTCGCGAGTGGTTTTCCCATGGTAGGGAGAAGTATGAAGAGCGCAGAGAGCAAATGAAAGAAGTTGCCCTCCGAGCTAACCTTGCATATGGATGTAAAGAATTGGATGTTTCGTATGACGAAGCATTGGATCGATTCTCGCA